GATTCCAACAGGCTGGGCGTTGTGCAACGGCCAGGTGATTACATTACCTGGTGGAGGGACCTTAACAACCCCAAATCTCGCACCGTTGGGCACAACCGTTTACATCATTAATCTCGGGTTTTAACCTAAATTTAGCCAAATTTGGTATTTTTTACATTGATAAACAGTGATCTATTAATTTTGATTAAATAAATCCGAGTCTGTCCCACACTTTTGACAAAGGAGCTACAAAATGATTAACAATTCAAAGCTAACCAAAGTTCTTGAATATCTTATCAAGAACGATGATGAGAAGGCCAAGGAACTTCTTCACCAGGTATTTATTGAAAAGGCCCGTGCTATCCATGAAGAGATGATGAGCCACGACGACGATATGGAAGAAGATATCGGCGGTAGCGGCGACGAAGGCAAGGACTTCCGCAATGCGGTAAACGCACGCGGTCAGGATGCACACAGCGAAGCCGTTGATGCACAAATCCGTGCCATGGAAAACGAAATTGATTTCGAAGAGACCATGAACGAGGATAACCTTGACGAATTCAAGGCCACCACCGATGATGAGGATGAATTGTCATTGGATGTTGATGGCGACGAAATGGACATGGACGTCAGCGATGATATGCCAATGGATGACGGCGAAGATCATGAAGACCATGAAGCAATCATGGGCAAAATGAGCGATCTTGAAACAGCGCTGGCTGAGCTAAAGGCTGAATTTGAAAAGCTGGAAGCCGAAGAGCACGGCGAAGGCGAGGATGAAGGCGACGATGAGGGCGATGAGGATGAAGAAGAGTCCTGGGAAATGGACGAAGACTTCGATGACATTGCTGAGAGCCTTGATCTTGAAGTTGTAACCAAGAACATGGAAAAAAGCGTTCCTGCCAAGGACGTTGGTGCAGCTTCAAGCGGCATGAGCGATGGCAATGATGCACGCAGCCCAACTCCTCCAAGCCAGACAACACGTTTTGGTGCAAAGCCAGTTGACATTGGTGCCGGTCCAGACCACAAGGGTTATGAGCTAGAAAACGCTCCAAAGCATACAATGGATGCCATGAAGATAGCCGATCCAGACATGAAGGCCGACAATCGTCGTAAGTCATATGCTAACGGCATGTCACGTGAAAACAAGGAAGGCAATAAGCCAAACGCAGCACTCAATACAACTGCCAAGCAGTTTGGTGCAGACACGGTTGGCAAGATGAGCCCACTAAGTAAAGGCGGCGACAACCTTAAGTAATATATGAGTACGAAAAAGGGCTGGTGATTAATTCACCAGCCTTTTTTGGTGATTATTGGACCTAAAAACCAACTATCTGCAATAACTTATTAAATATTACCATAACGGTGTCTACCGACAAGGCAAAACAAATATGGCGAACCATGGAATACTAATTGAGCAACTTAACTATGATACAGCGAAAGCTGAGGTCATCCTTGAGGACGCGGCCACTCCAGGTGGCGATAAAAAAGTCTACATGAAAGGCATCTTCATACAAGGTGACCTTCGCAATCACAATGGCCGTGTGTATCCAGTAAATGAAATACGCAAGGCAGTTGAAAACATAAGAGAAGCAATAAGAAGCGATTCGGGTGTTCTAGGAGAATGTGATCACCCACAAGAACTACAAATACATCTAGATCGGGTCAGCCACAAGATTACCGAGATGTGGATGGATGGTGCTAATGGGTATGGTAAGTTGCAAATACTTCCTACACCTTGCGGTAACATCGTAAAAACGTTATTGGACTGTGGAGTTAAACTAGGTGTTAGCTCTCGTGGTTCAGGTAACGTTGACGATAATGGTCGGGTATCTGATTTTGATATGTTGACCGTTGACATAGTGGCAAAGCCAAGCGCGCCAAATGCTTACCCTACACCAATGTATGAGGCAATCATGAACCGCAAGCACGGCTACAAGATTCATGAACTGGCAGAAAGCATGAAACATGACGCAGTTGCACAAAAGCACCTGAAGAAGATTCTACTTAGCTGGGTCGATGAGTTGAAACTTATTTAAGGAGTAGTGGCCTATGGAAAAGGAAATAAAAGATCTCCTGGAAAATGAAGTGCTTGGCGAAGACGTCAAGACTGCTCTACAGGAGGCCTTTAACAACAAGGTGAAAGCCGCGGAGCAGAAGCTCCAGGAAGACTACGCCGTTCGTTATACAAACGATAAGGCAAAGCTCGTTGAAGCCATAGACAAGATGCTGGACGATACCATTCGTAGTGAGCTGAATGAATTTGCGGAGGATCGTGCCGCAACAATTAGACAGCGCGCTAAGTTAAGCCAGGCAACACTAGAAGCCAAGAACATGTACAAGTCAAAAATGGTTGAGCATGCAAAGATGCTAAACTCATTCGTGGCTAAGCAGCTCAAGGAAGAAATTGCCGAGTTTGTTGAGGATCGCAAGACCCTCACCGCACAGCGTCGTGAAATGGCAAAGGAACTGCAAACAGTCAAGGAAAGCAGCAAGCGCGAGCTAGTTACTCGCGTTAACAAGCTAGAAGGATTCGTTCTCAAACAGCTAAGCGAGGAAATAGCTGAATTCCACGCTGATAAAAAAGCATTGGTTGAGCAACGTGTGAAGCTGGCACAGGAAGGCAAAAAGAAAATCACCGAAGCACAGACGAAGTTTATTAATCGTGCCGTTGTAGCCGTCGACAAGACACTCAACGAGGTGATCAAAAGCGAGCTTGTGCAGTGGAGAGATGACATCAAGGTTGCTCGTCAGAACAACTTCGGACGTCGCATCTTTGAAGCCGTGGCAGCGGAATATATGGCCAGCTACCTATCAGAGGGTAGTGAAGTCAAAAAGCTCAGTCGTCAGCTTCAGGAGCAAAAGGCCGCATTGTCCGATGCACAGGCAAAAATCAACGAGCAAAAGAAGCTTGTAGAGGCTGCCAATGCAAAGGTTCGTGCTGCTCAGGATCGCATACTGCGTGAAGAAACTCTCAAAGAGCTTCTCGTCCCGCTGTCACGCGATAAGAAGGCCGTAATGGAAGATATGTTGAGAGATGTCAAGACACAGAGCTTGAAGGAAGCTTTTACACGTTATCTGCCAGCCGTGGTAAACGGCGCACAAGGTTCGCAGACCAAGGTTAACCTTGCTGAAACCGCCCGACCAAAGTCTGTAGCCGTTACCGGTGACAGAAGCAACAACAAACTCGCCCAAGCAGTGATTGAAGAAACCCAGGACGATGTCGGCCTTGGAAAACTCCTTCACCTCGCAGGTATCAAAAATTAAGGAGCTAAATTAAAATGTCAAAGAACTTATTTGAGACACATTGGACGGCCACAAAGACCGCCCTCTGCGAAGGTCTAACCGGCAATCGCAAGAAGGTCATGGAAGTTGTCCTAGAAAACACACGCAAGGACCTACAGTCAAAGAGTGGAATACTTTTTGAAAGTGCAACTCCAGGCGCAACCAGCGCTGGTAACGTTGCCACGCTCAACAAGGTTATCCTTCCGGTGATCCGTCGTGTTATGCCAACGGTTATCGCCAACGAGATCATCGGTGTTCAGCCAATGAGCGGTCCGGTTGGACAGATCCACACACTCCGCGTTCGTTACGCTGACACCTTCGGTACACCAACTCCAGTGGTTGCAGGTAGCGAAGCCCTCAGCCCATTCGATATCGCACGTTTCTATTCTGGTAACGGTAACAGCACCTATCCAGCTGCTGCTCCAGTAAGCGTGCTCGAAGGAACTGCTGGTAAGCGCTTGAACATCCAGATCCTCAAGGAAACAGTTGAAGCCAAGACACGTAAGCTGTCGGCTCGTTGGACCTTTGAAGCTGCACAGGATGCACAGGCACAGCAGGGTATCGACATTGAAGCAGAAATCATGGCTGCTTTGGCCCAGGAAATAACCGCTGAAATTGACCAGGAAATCCTCGTCAGCCTGCGTACACTTGCTGGTACAACACTAACATATGACCAGGGTGCCGTTTCCGGTACTGCTACATACGTTGGTGACGAGCATGCTGCTCTTGCGGTGCTCATCAACCGTGGTGCTAACCTGATCGCTGCTCGTACACGTCGTGGTGCTGGTAACTGGGTTGTGGTTTCCCCAACCGCTCTTACCATCCTGCAGAGTGCAACAACATCGGCTTTTGCACGTACAACTGAAGGCACATTCGAGGCTCCAACCAACACCAAGTTTGTTGGAACCCTAAACAACAGCATGCGCGTCTATGTTGACCAGTATGCTGCTGATGACACAAACGTTCTTGTTGGTTACAAGGGCCCAGGCGAGATCGATGCCGCAGCTTATTACTGCCCATATGTTCCGCTAACAAGCTCAGGCGTCATCATTGATCCGTCCACCTTCGAGCCAGTTGTGAGCTTCATGACACGTTATGGTTATCTGGAGCTTAACAACACAGCAAGCAGCTTGGGTAACGCTGCTGACTACCTCGCTGGTATCGGAATCAATACCGCCCATCTAAAATTCCTTTAAGTTATTAAAATCATTGATGTTTTTTGCGTCAATGATTGCCTTAAACGAAATGAAAAGCCCGGAGCAATCCGGGCTTTTCTTTTATAAATATTACCATGCTAATATCTGAAATAATTGAAGCCACCATAAAATCAGTGACTCCTGCCGCTGCTGGTACGCTTTCCCCTGCAGAAA